GAGACAGGATGGTGAGGGTGAGAGGGTCCCTCACACACGCGTGAACACCAGAATGAAAAAACATCCTCCCTTCGGGGCGAAAAAAGAAGCTGCCTTTGCTACGATGAAAGAGAAGCCAATTTTTCAGAAAGGCAGGCGGGAGCGAATGGCAAAAAGTAAATACGAGACCCATGTCCTCCCCAACCTGGACAAGATCATCAAATGGGCCAAAGACGGGGCCACGGCAAAGGAGATTGCTGCCAACCTCCATATCGCCTACTCTACCTTCCGCAAATACCTGGACGAGGGCCAGGAGGGGGACGAGCGGTACACGGCACTTTCGGCTGCTTTCGCGCAGGCGTGTGAAGTGCCGGACGAGCAGGTGGAAAACGCCCTGTTCAAGAGCTGCCTGGGCTACAATGCCCAGATCGTGAAGCACTACAAGCTCAAGACCGTAGAATATGACCCGGAAACGGGCAAGCGCATCCGCGAGGTCGAGACCCTTGTGGAGGCCCGCGATGAAGTCCATGTAGCTGCCAATACAGCGGCGCAAATGTTCTGGCTGACCAACCGGAAGCCGGAGACGTGGAAGTACAAGCCGGAGGCCCAGGACGGCGACGAGGACGAGGGCAGCGGCGTGGTGCTCCTCTCCCCCGTGATGGACAACCCCGGCCCACCGGAGGGAGGCGCAGACGATGGCTAATGTCATCTGGACCCCGCAGCCGCGCCAGGCGGCACTCATGGCCCGCTTTGAGGACGAGGCACTGTACGGCGGTGCAGCGGGCGGCGGTAAATCGGACTGCGCCCTGGCCGAGGCCCTGCGCCAGGTGGAGATACCGCATTACCGTGGGCTTATCCTCCGCAAGACCTTCCCGCAGCTCACGGAGCTGATGGACCGCAGCACGGAGATTTACAGACGGGCCTACAAAAAGGCCAGGTTTAACGAGAGCAAGCACGTCTGGACCTTCCCCTCCGGGGCCAAGATTTTCTTCGGCTCTATGCAGTACACCAAGGACCGGACCAACTACCAGGGCAAGCGCTATGACTTCATCGACTTTGACGAGCTGACGCAATTTCTCTGGGAGGAGTACAGCTACCTGTTCTCCCGAAACCGCCCCAACGGGCCGGGGACCCGCTGCTACATCCGGGCGCAGGCCAACCCCGGCGGCGTGGGCCATGGCTGGGTGAAGGAGCGCTTCATCACGGCGGCCCAGCCCATGCAAACGATCTGGGAGCAGTTCAAGGTCCGCTTCCCTGACGGCCACGAGGAGACGCGCTGGAAGTCCCGCATCTTCGTGCCGTCCTCCGTGTTTGACAACAAGATACTGCTTGCCAACAACCCGGACTACCTCACCAGCTTGGCCTCCATGCCGGAGCAGGAGCGCAAGGCGCTGCTGTACGGCGACTGGGACACCTTCGCGGGCCAGGTATTCACGGAGTGGCGCAACGACAGCGACCACTACACGGACCGCATCAACACCCACGTCATCTCCCCCTTCAAGGTCCCGCAGGACTGGGCCATCTGGTGCGGCCTGGACTGGGGCTACTCCAGGCCCTTCTCCGTGGGCTGGTACGCCGTGGACCGGGACCGGCGGCTCTACCGCATCCGGGAGTATTACGGCTGCACCGGCACCCCCAACACCGGCGTGAAGATGGAACCGTCCGAGGTGGCGCGGGAGATACGGCGCATCGAGGCCGAGGACCCCAACCTCAAAGGCCGGCGCATCAACCGCGTGGGAGACCCCGCCATCTGGGGCAGCGACGGCACGGAGAGCATCGGCGCTCTGATGGAGCGGCAGCGGGTGTACTTCGAGCGCGGCGACCACGCCCGCATCGACGGCAAGATGCAGGTGCATCACCGCCTCGCCTTTGACGAGGAGGGCATCCCCATGCTGTATGTGTTCAACACCTGCAAGCACTTCATCCGCACGGTCCCCAACCTGGTCTACGACGAGAAGAACGTGGAGGACATCAACACCGAGGGCGAGGACCACATCTACGACGAGCTGCGCTACGTCTGCATGAAAAACCCGATAGCACCCAGGCGGAACAAGCCCCCCGCCCTGGTGGTATATGACCCGCTGGACCTGGGACAGGACCAGCAGTATGACCGTTACGATTTTTACAGGAGGTATTGATTTATGGCACTTTTCGGACGGAAGAACGAGCAGGACGCGACCCTGGGCAAGCCCCCGATGGGCTGGGGCGTCCCCGGCGTACAGAAGGACGAGAGCGTGGACCCGGAGATGGAGGCCATGCTGCTGACGGCCCCCGCCGGGCAGCGGCGCATCGGCAGAGCGGAGATCGCGGAGGCAATCAGCATCCTGACCCGCTACAAGCAGGGCAAGGCCAGCCTGGAGGAGCGCGTGGTCCAGGATGAGCTATGGTGGGAGCTGCGCCATTGGGAGGCCATCCGCAAGGGCAAGCAGCGCACGGACAACCCGGAGTACAGAGGGCCGGAGCCGTCCTCTGCCTGGCTGTTCAACGCTATTCTCAATAAGCACGCGGACGCTATGGACAACTACCCGGAGCCGGTGGTCCTTCCCCGCGAGCGCAGCGACGAGGAGAGCGCCAAGGTGCTGTCCTCCGTGCTGCCGGTCATCCTGGAGTACAACGACTACGAGCAGACCTACTCTGACAACTGGTGGGAGAAGCTGAAACACGGCACGGCAGCCTACGGTGTGTTCTGGAACAGCGCCAAGGAGAACGGCCTGGGCGACGTGGACATCCGGGAGATCGACCTGCTCAAGCTGTTTTGGGAGCCGGGCGTGACCGACATCCAGAAGTCCCGCAACCTGTTCATCGTGGACCTGGTGGACGAGGACCTGCTGGAGCAGCAGTACCCGGAGCACAAGGGCCATTTGAGCGGCGGGGCCGTGGATGTGAAGCAGTATATCTACGATGACACCATCGACACCAGCAACAAGAGCGTGGTGGTGGACTGGTACTACAAGACGACATCCGCCAGCGGCAAGACGCTGCTGCACTACGCCAAGTTCGTGGGCGAGACCCTGCTGTTCGCCAGCGAGAACGACCCGGCCTACCGGGACACGGGCTGGTACGACCACGGCCTCTACCCCGTCGTGCTGGATGTGATGTTCCCGGAAAAAGGCACGCCGGTGGGCTTCGGCTACGTCGCCATCTGCAAGGACCCGCAGCTCTACATCGACAAGCTGTCCTCCAACATCCTGGAAAACAGCATGATGACCACCAAGAAGCGTTTCTTCGTCAGCGACAGCACGGGCATCAACGAGGAGGAGTTCCTGGACTGGAGCAAGCCCCTGGTCCACGTCCAGGGTGAGCTTGACGACAGGCGCATCAAGGAGATTGTCACCAACCCGCTGGACGACATCTATGTGACCGTGGCGCAAATGAAAATCGAGGAGATGAAGGACACGGCGGCCAACCGCGACGTGAACAGCGGCAGCGCCGGGTCCGGCGTCACCGCCGCCGCTGCCATCGCCGCCCTCCAGGAGGCGGGCAACAAGGCCAGCCGGGACATGATCTCCGCCAGCTACCGCACCCACGTCAAAATCAATTCGATGTGTATTGAGCTTATCCGGCAGTTCTACGACGAGACCCGCTCGTTCCGCATCACGGGCCAGACGCCTGGCAGCTACCAGTTCATCGACATGAACAACGCGGGCATCAAGGAGCAGGAAGTGGGCCAGACCTCCGACGGCCTCCCCCTCTACCGCAAGCCCATCTTCGACCTGAAAATCAAGGCCCAGAAGAAAAACCCCTTCTCCCGCATGGAGCAGAACGAGCGGGCCAAGGAGCTGTACGGCCTGGGCTTCTTCAACCCGGAGCGGGCGCAGGAGGCGCTGGGTGCTCTGGAAATGATGGAGTTTGAAGGCATCGACAAGGTGAAGGAGCAGGTGCAGAACGGCCAGACCCTTCTCAATATCTGCCAGCAGATGTCCCAGCAGCTCGACCAGATGGCCCTCATCATCCAGACCCTCACGGGCAAGGACATGGGCATCGGAGCGGCGCAGCCTACCGGCGGCGGCCAGCGAGGCCAGGCGGCAGGCCCCGCGCCCTCCAGCGAGAAGGACAGCCTTGCAAGCGGCATCATGGAGGCCCAGCATCCCATGACCGGCTACGGGGAGCGGCTGGCAAAGCGCAGCACCCCCAGCATGGGCAACGAATGACGGGAGGCGACGTGTTATGACCCAGGTTTATGCCGAACGGGACGGCCAGCGCTGCATCCTCTCTGCCCAGGGCCACGCCACCGGCAGCGTGGAGGCGTGCGCGGCGGTGTCCGGCATCCTTTACGCCCTGGCCGGATATGTGACCAACGCCATGCGGGAACGCTATGTGGAGGTCTACACCTGGCGGATGGAGAGCGGCGATGTGCAGCTCGACTTCGACGGGGACGACGGCACGGCGGCGGCCTTTGAGATGGCCGTCATCGGCCTTGCCCAGGTGGCCCAGGCCCACCCGGAGCAGGTCCAGGTGGAGTGCCGGGAAGAAAAATAAAAATTTTTTCCGAGTTCGGGGCGAAAAGCGGAAAAGCATTTGATACGCTTATACTGTCCTCCTGCTTCACACCATGCGGGGCGGCGGTCACGGTGGGGACCGGGCCGCTGCCCTGGTGAAGTCAGGGACCGATGCACGGGGGCGATACACCCGCGATGAAAAAGGAGGCAATCCTATGAACTTCAAGCATTTGCTGGACATCCGGCTGAACCTGTTCGACGGCGGCGGTGCCGCAGGCGGAGCAGGCGCAGGGGCGGCGGCCTCTGGCGACGGAGCACCCGGCACACAGGGCGAGACCCAGGCATCCCCCGCATCCACCCGGCGGGGAAAATCGGGCGAATACCAGAATGTCATCTTCGGGAAGCAGGCCAAACCGGCGGAGGCTGGCGAGGGCGGAGACCCGGAGGGACAGCAGCAGTCCTCCGACGCCGGGAGCGACAACAAACCGGACGCGAGCACCACGTCCAATACTCTGGAGGCCAAACGCAGGGCTTTCCAGGACCTTGTGAACGGTGAGTTCAAGGACATCTACACCGAGGAGACCCAGCGCATCATCGACCGGCGCTTCCGGGAGACCAGAAACCTGGAGCAGCAGGTGGGCCAGTATCAGCCTGTCATTGATATGCTGATGCAGCGCTACCAGATCGGCGACGGCGACATGGGCAAGCTGTCCCAGGCCATCGAAAACGATGACGCATACTGGTCCGAGGCCGCCGAGGAGGCGGGGATGTCTGTTGAGCAGTACAAGCAGTTCCAGAAGCTCCAGCGGGAGAACGAGGCGCTTTTGCGCCAGCAGCGCCAGCGGCAGAACGACCAGCGGGCGCAGCAGCAGCTCCAGCAGTGGTACGGCGAGGCCGAACAGGTCAAGGGGCTGTACCCCAGCTTCGACCTCAACGCGGAGGTCAAAAACCCCCAGTTCCTCTCCATGCTCCGGGCGGGCGTTCCCGTCCAGCACGCTTATGAAGTGGTCCACATGGACCAGATCAAGGCGGGCGTGGCCGCTATGCAGGCCAAGGCCACGGAGAAGCAGGTGGTGGACGGCATCCGCGCCAAGGGCACAAGGCCCCAGGAAAACGGCACGACCTCCCAGGGTGCATTTATCGTGAAGGATGACGTTTCCAAGCTGTCCAAGAGGGACCGCGCGGAGATCATCCGCAGAGCTGCACGGGGAGAGCACATCGAGTTTTAAGCCTCTCCCCAGAAGGGAGATTTTAACATGAACACCATCCGCAAATTCATTCTGCTGCCCGTCGTGCTGAACCTGTTTGATGCAGTCATCAACAAGACGACCAGCGCAACCACCGGGAACGACCTTTCCGGCGAGATGAAAACCTTCTACTCCGACTATCTCATTGATATGGCGGAGCCGCTGCTGGTCCATGACCAGTTCGGACAGAAGCATCCTATCCCCAAGAATGGCGGTAAGACCATTGAGTTCCGCAAGTATGACCCCCTGCCCAAGGCCACCACGGCCCTGACCGAAGGTGTGACCCCCGAAGGTCAGAAGCTCAACATGGGCGTCATCACCGCGACTGTGGCGCAGTACGGCGGCTTCATCGAGCTGTCCGATATGCTGCTGCTTTCCGCCATCGACAACAACCTGGTGCAGGCTACCAAGCTGCTGGGCAGCCAGGCGGGCCGCACCCTGGACACCATCACCCGCGAGGTGCTGAACGGCGGCACCAACGTGCAGTACGCCGAGGGCCAGGTGGACAGCCGCGCCAACCTGTGCGGCGGCAGCACCACCGACAGCCAGAACCACTACCTGACCGTGGACGCCGTGCGCCGCGCTGTCCGTTACCTCAAGGTGATGAACGCGCCCAAGATCAACGGCTACTACGCGGGCATCATCCACCCGGATTGCTCCTACGACCTTATGAGTGACCCCAAGTGGGTGAACGTCAAGACCTACTCCGACCCCGACGGCATCTACGAGGGCGAGATCGGACGCATCGAGGGCGTCCGCTTCGTGGAGACCAGCGAGGCCAAGGTCTTTACCCACGCGGGCAAGGACTACGAGACCGGCACCACCGCCAGCGGCACCGTCACCCCCAAGGCATCCGCCCGTGACGTGTACTCCACCCTCATTCTGGGTGCGGACGCCTACGGCGTGACCGAGATCACCGGCGGCGGTCTCCAGCACATCGTGAAGCAGCTCGGCTCTGCCGGTACTGCCGACCCCCTGGACCAGCGCGCCACCGCAGGCTGGAAAGCCACCAAGGTGGCCGAGCGCCTGGTGGAGGCGTACATGGTCCGCATCGAGACCTGCTCCACCTTCAACAGCTAATCACCGGGGCCGCCTGCTTTACGGCGGGCGGCCCCACATTCTGACCAACAGGAGGTATTTACACTATGGCTGCCAAGAAAGAAGCTGCTGCCAATGAGCAGCAGGCCACCACGCAGGCTACCCCCGCCGCCGAGGCGGAGGACATCATCGCCAAGGCCAAGGCGGAAGCTGCTGCCATTGTGGCAGAGGCCCAGGCCAAAGCCAAGGAGACCCTGGAGGCGGCAAAAGAGACCGCCCCCGCCGCGCCCAAGCCGAACGACCTTGTGCCCATCCGTCTGTTCAAGGACAACGACAAGTACAAGGATGACGTTTTTGTGGCCGTCAATGGCCGTAGCTTCCAGATCAAGCGCGGCGAGACCGTGCAGGTGCCCGCCTATGTGGCGGAGGTCCTGGAGCAGAGCATGGCCCAGGACAACGCCACCGCAAACCTCATTGAGCGCGAGAGCAGCGCCTACGCTGCCGAGGCCAAGGCCCGCAACATCTAACTGAACAGGCACACCGCGAGACCCTAAAAGCGGCTGCGACACGGCGCGGCGAGGTATGGAGGGACCGACCCTTCTGCCCCGCCGCGCCTTTTATCATACAGAAAGGAGGTAGACCCCCTATGGACAGGACCATCAATGTGACCGTAACCGGCGAATTTGTCCGCAAGGACAGCAAGAACGCGGGCGTGCAGGGCGAGGCCAATGTGACCGGCCTGCACATCGTTATGAGCGATGACTGGGAGGCGTTCTCCAAGCGCATCATCTGGCGCAACGCCCTGGGCGAAAGCCCCGTGGCGGTGCTGCTGTACAACAGCGTGGAGGACCTGGTGGCAAAGAAGGACCCGCTGACCTTCGACACGGCCATTCCGGCGGAGCCGCTGGCCCTGGAGGGCTGGTGCAGCTTTACCATTGAGGGCTTCCGGGAGAGCAACCCCACCGCCGTTGCCATCACGGTGACGGACCATCTGCTGGTGAAGCCGAACGACGCCTACACCACGCCGAAAGAGCCGACGCCCACCCAGGCGCAGCAGCTCCAGACCCAGATCGACGGCATTGTACCCCAGGTGAGCACCCTGGTGGGAAACGCCATCGAGGCGCTGGAGCAGGCCGAGGAGGCCGTGAAGGTGTGGGAAGCCTATGACAGCGCAAAGACCTATCTGCCCCTCCAGAAGGTGAGCAGGCTGGGCAGCTCCTACATCTGCAAGGCAGCGTGCAAGGGCGTGGCCCCGGAGCTGGACGTGGCCGGAGGCGTGGAGGGTGCCCACTGGCTGCTTATCGCCTCCAAGGGCGACCAGGGAGAACAGGGCGCAGAGGGACCACAGGGCAAGACCGGCAAGCAGGGCATCCAGGGCGAGCGCGGACTGACCGGCGAGCGCGGCGTCCAGGGCGTCCAAGGCATCCAGGGACCCCAGGGCGTTCAAGGCGCTGCTGGCCCGGTTGGACCCACGGGACCGGAAGGACCCCAGGGCGTGCAGGGGCCGCAAGGACCGCGCGGCATCGACGGCGTGGCCGTGCAGACGGCTGGCATGGTCAATTTCAGCGTGACCGACGAGGGGCATCTGCTGTGTACCTACACCGGCAACGAGGCCCCGGACTATTACATCAACGATGCAGGGCATCTATGCCTAAACATCTGACGGAAGGAGGAACCATCTATGCCTACCATTGATCTGGGCAAGGTTGTGGGTCCGCAGGGACCCCAGGGCGTGCAGGGCGCAAGAGGCCCGCAGGGTGCGACCGGAGCTCAAGGCCCGAAGGGAGAGCAGGGCATCCAGGGACCCCAGGGTGAGACCGGGGCCAAGGGCGCGACCGGCGCGACCGGCGCACAGGGACCCGCCGGTGCCGACGGCTCTACCCCTAACATCCAGGTGGGGACGACCACCACGCTGGCCGCCGGAAGTGCGGCCACGGTGAAGCGGCGGGCCGGAAGCCCGGACGCTGCCCCCATCTTCGACTTCGGCATCCCCAAGGGCGCGGACGCTGTAAACCCCGGCGACATGACCAAGGCGGTCTATGACCCCAAGGGCAAGGCCCAGGACATTTTTGCCTATGCAGACCAGAAAATGCCCAAGACGGGCGGAGCGTTCACCGGCGGCGTGTCCGGCGTGTCGCCCACCAGCGGCAGCACCAAGGGCTTCCGCAACATCTACTTCGGCAACGGCGCTCCCGCCTCCAGCCTGGGGGCCAACGGCGACGTTTACATCAACATCGGATAAGAGGAGGACACGAACATGATTAAAGCAGGCAATCACACCGTCAGCGACAAGGGCTTCACGGTGGTGATGGAGAACATCGGCGGGGTCCCCCGCCAGGCCGTGGTGGCAGAGCTGCCCGGCGGCATCAGCGACGAGGCCCTGGCCGCGTTCTGCGCCGGTCCCATTGAGGTGCTGGCCGAGGACGGCAGCACCACGGCGACCTACACCGGCCCCTTCCGCGTGGTCTCCCACGGGCTGAAACTGACCCGCACCAGCGAGGACAGCGACGTGGCCGCCCTGACGGCCCAGGTGGCGGAGCTGGAGGCCAAGCTGTCCCACGAGAAGAGCGAGAAGGAAAGCGCCCAGAGCGCCCTTGCACGCCTCAACGAACAGCTTACCACCCTCAAGATGACCCTGGAAGCCAACAGCGCGGACAAGGCCGTGGTTGACGCAGCTCCCAGCGCGGACAAGGCCGTGGTTGACAAAGTTCCCGTGGAGGCCATGGATGCGGCGGGCAGCGTGTAAGGACTGGGCGGAGGCTTCCTGCCTGATCTCCAACCTCCTGGCGGAGCTGGAGCAGCCCTGCCGGATATGCCGGGAGGACAGCCTGGTGCTGACCGGGCGCTCCCCCACCGGCGAGACCGTGACCATCCGGCTGGGACCGGACCTGGTGCTGGAGGCAGAGGGCTGCGACGAGCTGCTGGATGCAGCGCGAAAGCGAGGGTGCCCCGATGGCTGACAGACAGACCGATGACTTCAAGCTGGGCAACAAGGCGGCTGATATGTGGCTTTACACGGCAGACGCCTGCGCCAATGAGAAGGTCATCCCCAAGAAATACCGCTACACCACCGGAACGGCCCTGATGAACGGTGCAGAGGCCATCTGCTCGTGCATTGAGGGCGCAAACCTCATTGACCTGCGGGAGAGACCGGCGGAGCGGCTGGCGATGCAGCGGGAGGCCCTTTGCGCGTGCAAGAAGCTGGAGCGGAAGATACTGCGGATGGCAGAAAGCAAGCAATACCCCGGCGTGAGCGGCCAAAAGGCCGCGACCTGGAGCAAGGCGGTGATGACGGTGCGCTATATGTGCGCCGCCTGGTACGAGAAGGACCGGAGCCGCACTGCCCAGGCGAGAGAGGATGTTCGGCGGCGATAGCTGCCTTTCATTGGGGTATAGCCTGTTCGCGCCGTCAACTGGGGCCTGCGCTCCCCGAACTCGAATGACAACAACGCGTACCTCATCTACACCGACGGCACCGTGAACAACAACAACGTGTACAACGCCAACTTCGCGCCGCGTCCCGCTCTGATGGAATTACCGTGTACAAGTAGCCCTTGCGGCGAAAGCAGAGGCCCATCATCAAAGGAGGCTATATCCCGTCGTCCGTGGGCATGAACACGGGGGATAAACACATGGCACCGACGCTGCCAGGCTCGCTACCGGGGAAAGCCCCGGACACCTCCGGCGGAGGGAGATACTGGCCGCTATCAGCGATGCCGGACCTGCGCTCCACCATCCGAAAACCAAGCAAGGATGTGTGATATGACCTATCAGGAACTATGCTCCTTTGACACCCTATGGACGGCCTACCACCGGGCCAGACGGTGCAAGAGGGGCAAAAAGAGTACGGCGCCCTTTGAGTACAGCGCAATCGAGGAGCTGCTGATACTCTCAAAATCGCTTTTGCAAGGGACGCACCAGCCGGACCCGCTGGACGCGTTCTATATCTACGAACCCAAGAAGCGGCTTATCCAGGCCCCGACGTTCCGGGACAAGGTGGTGCAGCACGCGCTCACAGATTACATCGTCTACGACGAGCTGGCCCGGAGCTTCACGCTGAACACCTACGCAGCCCAGTACGGCAAGGGGACCCATTACGGGCTGGAGATGCTGAAACGGCACATGAGGACCTATTTCCTGCGGCGGAAGGGCGCGGACGAGGCGGCACGCAAGGCCGCCGGTCTGCCCCACCGGCCCATGGAGGAATGGGACTACGCCGAGGGCTGGGTCATCAAGGGCGACATCCGCCACTTCTTCCAGAGCATCGACCACCGGCGGCTCAAGGCCGCGCTGGAACCCCGGTTTCCCGACCCGGACATCCGGGCGCTGATGTGGCGATACATCGACGCCGTGGACGAGGGCCTGGCCCTGGGACACCAGACGAGCCACATCTACGCGGTGTTCTACGTCAGCTCCTTCATGCACTATGTGGGTGAGAAGCTGCACCTGCCGCTGGCAGGGATGTATATGGACGACTGGTATGTGATCTGCCCGGATAAGGTAACAGCGGTCGAGGCTCTGCGCCTTGCAAGGCTTGAATTTGCCAAGCTGGGCCTGGAGCTGAACGACAAGACCAACATCTTCCCCTTGCAAAACGGCATCGACTTCTGCGGCTTCCACACCTATCTGACCCGGACGGGCCAGGTGGTCAGCAAGCTGCGCTACTCCTCCATCAAGCGGATGAAACGACGCATCCGGCTGTGGGAGAAGCAGTACGCAGCGGGCGAGGTGTCGCGGGAGAAAATCATGGAGAGCTTTACCGCCTGGGAGGCACACGCCAAGCACGGCGACACAAAGCAGCTCCGCAGAGAAATGCGGTCCAGGTTGTTGATGGCTCTGGACCGCGCAGACGAGGCCAGGCGGGCGGCGGGCATCCCCGCTGCCCGGCCCGGACCTGACGAAAGGAGAACAAAACGATATGGGACAGTTACTTTCCAATCTGGCAAACGGCAGCCTGGTGAAGCTGGCGGAAAACAGCAAGCCCACCAAGTTCATCAAGCTGGACAATGACCACTACGGCACCGGCACGGGCGTGACCCTTATCCGCAAGGATGCTTTCAGTGAGATCGCATGGAACGCCTCCGACAGCAACGGCTACAAAAACCGCTACTTCGGCTGCACCCTGGACAACTTCTGTGACGGCATCTGGCCGCTGAAGCTGGACGAGAAAATCCGGGAGTGCCTGGTCCCCGTCCCCATTGTGGTGGCGGAGGGCAACCAGGTGGCGACGCTGCACACGATCTACCGCAAGGGCTTTGCCATCTCCTGCACGGAGGCGGGCGTGAGCGGCTGGCAGACGGAGGGCAAGGCGTTCAGCTATTTCTCCGACAATGCAAAGCGCATCGCCTATCTGGACGAGACGGCGACCGCCGTCGGCTGGGGCCTGCGCTCCCCGTACTCGAATGGCAGCTACGCGTACCTCATCTACACCGACGGCACCGTGGGCTACAACTACGTGTTCAACGCCTACTTCGCGCCGCGTCCCGCTTTTAATCTTAAATCTTCTATCGTTGTATCTGACAGCACAGACAGCGATGGATGCTACACGGTTGAGAGCGTGCCGGGCAACGACGGCGGGCTGTATGTGAAGAACAACGGCCTGTGGGTCCGCGCGGTGTAAGAGAAGCCCCCAGAAAGCCGGGCGGCGGCGTGCCGCTGCCCGGCAAATTCTATGAGAGGAGGCGGCGGTATGCCGAGCATCAATGAAGTTATCGAACGGGTGAACCGGGCGAGGCCGGACGCCATCGACGACGAGACCAAGGCGGCGTGGCTGCTGGAGCTGGACGGACAGCTCTACCGGGAGACCATCCTGCGGCACCAGCTCACGAGCGGGCGCGGGGCCAAGGGACCCGTCGCCGTCTGTCCCACCTGCGGCGGGACGGAGATCACCTATGACCGGGTGATGGACAGCAACCTGTGTCCGGCGTGCGGCTGGACCGACCTGCCGGACTTTCCCAAGGCGTTCCCGGAGGACGGGGACAAGCCCCTGCTGGTGGAGGCCCCCTACGACGGGCTGTACGACCTGTACCTTATGAGCAAGGTGGACTTTTACAACCGGGAGGCCGACAACTACAACAACTCCGCCCTGGCGTACAACGCAGCGCTGGACGAATGGCGGAAACAGTATCACCGCAGGCACCTGCCCATCGGCGGCGGGGGTCTGACGGGTCTATTTTAGGAGGAGGGGCGAGATGAACCTGCCATACATGACGGCGGCGACCGGCAAGAACCGCAAGCAGATCATCGCCTTTGCCGGGCTGAACTACGGCCAGGGGGCCGGGGACGGCGAGCTGGCAGAGAGCTGGGGCCTCTCCTCCGCCCGCTTCCCGTGCCTCAGTCAGCGGGACGGGCGCAAGACCGCCGGAACCTACACCAGTCCCACGGGGCTGTACGCACGGGGGAAGCTGTGCGTGGTGGACGGGACCGACTTTCTCTATGACGGCAAGGTGGTGGGCCATGTGACTGCGGGCGAAAAGCAGTTTGCCACCATCAACACCAAAATCGTCATTTTCCCCGATAAGGTCTACTACGACACGGAGGCAGAGAAGTTTGGGATGCTGGCGGCGGAATACCCCGGCTTCCCCGGCGACGTGACCTTCACGGCCAACACCCTGACCGTGCCGGAGCAGAGCTACATCGACCAGGCGGCGGAAAACGCAGAGACTAAGGGCAGCGTGGCCGCCGACACATCCATCACCGCCTACACCGGGGCCAGCGTGAACAAGACCACGGGAGCGCTGACTATGAGCGGCGGGACCGCAGGGACCCCGGACAAGCTCAAGGCGGGCGATTACATTCAATACGACTGCGACAGCTCCAAGGAGTACATGGTGGTGCAGAGCAGCGCAAAGCAGAGCGACGGGACCTACCAGATCACCTATCTGCTGCACACGGCGGCGCTGCACAAATACCCAGGCTTCGACGAGCTTTTCAAGGCCGGAGACGCAATCGAAATCTCCGGCTGTACGACCTGCGCCGCGAACAACGGCAGCCACATCATCCGCTCCCTGGAGGCGCGGAAGCTGACCTTCACCAAGGACATCTTCACCAAGACCGGCGTGGAGGCCGGGACGGTGATGCTGGAGCGGAAGGTGCCGGACCTGACGTGCATCTGCGAGTGCGATAACCGCATCTGGGGCGCAGAGGGCAAGACCATCTACGCCAGCGCCCTGGGCGACCCGACCAACTTCTACGTCTACGACGGGGTGTCCACGGACAGCTACGCCGTGGCCGTGGGCACGGAGGGCGAGTTCACCGGGTGCATCGCCTACTCCAGCACGGTGCTGTTCTGGAAAGAGAATTGCCTGCACAAGGTCCTGGGCAGCTATCCGGCGCAGTATGAAATCTACACCTACACGGTGCCCGGCATCCAGAAGGGCAGCGAGAAGTCCCTGGCCGTCATCAACGAGACGCTGTTCTACAAGGGGCGCAACGGCGTGTACGCCTACTCCGGCGGGACCCCGGAGCTGCTGACGGAGAACTTCGGGACCCGGCGCTTCTTCGACGCGGTGGGCGGCACGGACGGCGAGCGCTACTACATCTCCATGCGGACGGAGAAGGGCGACTGGGAGCTGTACGTCTTTGATACGCTGCGGGCCATCTGGCTGCGGGAGGACGCGACCCACGCGCTGGACTGGGCCTATCTGGACGGGACGCTCTACTTCCTGGACGGGGCCACGGGCAAGCTGATGACCACCGGGCAGGACTACTCCGAGGAGGGCCTGGTGAACTGGAGCGCAACGCTGTGCCAGATGGACGAGACAAGCCACGGGCGCAAGTGCTATTCCAAGCTGTACCTGCGGGCGGACCTGGATGCCGGGGCCTGGCTCAAGGTGGAGATCAGCACGGACGGCAAGCCCTTCCGACAGGTGTTCTCCACCCACAACGAGCGGGCCAAGACCCTGCAAGTCCCCATCCTGCCGGTACGGTGCGACAACTTCCGCATCCGGCTGTCCGGCAAGGGCGGATGCCTGGTCAAGAGCATCATCCGGGAGTTCGCCCTGGGCAGCGAATATTAAGGGGGTGACAGGGCATGGCAACCACCCTCCCCGGCTCCCCTCCTTCGTTTGACCGCAACGACGTGAACGGGACCGTAAAATCTCTGTGCAACTACACCAGAAACCTGCAAGAAAATCTGGACTTCATGCTGGGGCAGCTTCAAAAGAGCATGACCGCCATACAGACCAGTGTGGAGGGGCTGAACAGCAAGGTCTCCAGCCTGCAAACCACCCTCTCCGGGGTGCAGCAGAGCGTGAGCACACTGGGCAGCGAGTACAACAAGCTGGCAGCCCGCGTGACGGCGCTGGAGCAGAAAACCAACTGAAAGAGGAGGTAATCCGACATGGCAAAACCCGATATGTCCAGGAACAAAGACCTGGCGGGCAAGACCGTCTCCAAGGGCGGCTACAACATCAGCTATAACGAGAACGGCTATGCCACCAGCGCCATCAAGACCGGGAGCAAGACCGGCAAGGCCGCCGCGCCCAGCGCCGACACGGTGAGCGGCGGCGGCAGCGACCGGGGCAGCTACGGCGGCAGCGTATATGACCAGGAGCATTTTTCCGATGACGAGCTGCGGAGCGCGGCGGAGGTCCGGGCGGCAGCGGCGGCAGGCAAAACGACCTGGGCAGACGCCCACGACTATGTGGAGCGCATCCGCAGCAACTACGGCTATTCCGGCGACAGCGACGGCAGCCGCTACATCCCCCTGGAGATGGGCGGCGGCGGACGAGGAAACGGAGGCGGCGGCTTCTCCTACGAGGCGGCCCCCACCTACACCAGCCGCTACCAGAACCAGATCGACGACCTAACCCGCCAAATCCTTAACCGGGAGGCGTTCAGCTACGACCCGGAGAAGGACCCCACCTATCAGCAGTACAAGGAGAGCTACACGCGCAGCGGCGAGCGGGCGATGCAGGACACCCTGGGGCAGGTCAGCGCCCGCACAGGCGGCCTTGCAAGCAGCTATGCGGGCAGCGCAGCGCAGCAGACCTATGACAACTACATGGGGGCGCTGGCCGATAAAATCCCGGAGCTGAAACAGCTTGCCTACTCCATGTACCAGGACGAGGGCAACACCCAGAGGGCAAACCTGGAAATGCTGGTGGCCCTGGAGCAGGGCGACTACGCAAAGTACGCCGACCTCCTGGCCCAGTACAACACGGACCGGAGCTTCGACTACGGCGTGCATCGGGACAATATCGGCGACGAGCGCTACAACAACGAGTGGAACTATTCCGTGGGCCGGGACCAGATCGCGGACAAGCGCTACGAGGACGAGACCGCCTACAACCGGGAGACCTACAAGGACGAGACGGAGTACAACCGGGCGCTGGCAAAGGCCCAGACCCTCGCGGCGGGCGGCGACTTCTCCGGCTACAAGGCCCTGGGGTACACGGACCAGGAAATCGCGGGCCTCAAGAGCGCATACAACAAGGCACAGGCATCCGTTCGCTCCGGCGGTGGGTACTACAGAGGCGGCAGCGGAGACAGCGGCAGCGACGCCCAGATCGGCAACCTGGCGGACTATTACGCCGAGTGGATGAAGAACAAGGGTGACAGCGGGACCGACGGAGGAACCGGCGAGGAAGGATACTCCCTGAACGATCTGGATACCAGCTCTGTTCTGGCCCTGGGCCTTGGCCCCATCAGCTTTGAGACGGTGCAGCAGCTGGCCGAGCAAGGCAAGGTGGATGTATATACCGGGAAAAACGGAAAGCTGACCGTCGGCTGGATGCCTGGGTATAACGCCCAAAATTACAAGAACAGTCTTTCGGGAGGACTGATGAAACCCCCGTTCCTGCCAAACCTGAGATAGGAGGCGCTACTATGAGCAGATTGACCGATGCTATTGATGCGAACCGGCGCGGAGAGGCTGTGCCGCCTCGGACGCAGACGCCTAAAAATAACGCTATGGGTACAGGAAGCCGGGAGGAGCGCGCCACTTCGCGCGCTCCCTCCCCGGTGCCCTGGGCCTCTCCCCAAGCCAACCCTACCGGGCAAAGCCGATTGGAGCAGGCTATTGATGCCAGCCGCAGGGGCGAAACTGTGCGCCCTGGGACATATACGCCACCGAAAGCTATCGTACCGAACAGGTATTACAGACCGGCAGCGCTTGGGACAGAACCGGCTCAATCGCAAAAGCCCACGGAAAAGCCGAGAAAAGCCACTCTGTATGACATGACCATAGGCAGCATTAAGCGCGGGTATGACAATGCAGTTTATGGCCGCGAGCTGTATAAGGATATGACCGGCCAGGAAAACCAGGCAGATGAATATGCACAGAAAATGGCCGGAGATGAATATAACTTTGAAGCGGGCGGTTTTCTCTCTCGCGCACTCTCTGGCGGTATGGAACTTTTGGGGCAGCAGGTTCGCCAGTGGACAGACCCCCTCTCCGTCGGCCTTGCCGGGACTGCCGCAACCGGCGCGGCTATTGCTGGACAAGCGGGACCTCAAGTGCTGGTGCCGGAAGAAGTTATTACAGTCCCCGGCGCTTTTCTGGCCGGATTACAGGTGGGCAGCACCAAGGCAAACTTTGAGATCGAGGCGGGGCACGCCTATAAAGAGATGCTGGACAACGGCATCTCTGAGGAGACGGCGAGCAAAATTGCAACCGGGGTTGGCATCGGAAACGCCGCACTGGAATTTGTCCAGCTGGATGAATTGGCAAAGTCCTTCAAAATTCTGGACAAAATCGGCGCAGACGATAGCATCATCGGGGCTGTAAAGCGGGAACTTACCCGCCGGGGTGTGGATATTGCCAAGGAGACCGCCCAGGAAGTGGCTCAGGAGGGTGTTACTATTGCTGGCACGCAAATCGGCAGCAAGATCGACACAGGTAAGTGGGCCTATGACAGCGGAGATGTTTTGGGCAGACTGGGTGACACTGCGGCGTCGTCCGCGCTGTCATTTGGCACGCTGAACGTGCCTGGAGGCGCATACAACGTCTATCAGCAGACCTCGGGGAAGGACACCCAGAACGCCGGAGGAAAATCTGCGGAAGATATTGGTGCAACCTTCCAAGAGATGGGCGATGATGTTGTACTCGCCACCATCCAGGAGGGACTTGCCAGCGACCCCTCCACCCGGAGCTACAAGCTGGCCGTGCAGCTCCAGCAGAAGCTCGACGCCGGGCAGACCCTCACCAGCGCAGAAATCGGGCGGCTGTACCAGGCCAACGTGCAGGCCATCGACGCGGAGGACGGCAGCGGCGACCTGCTGCTGCGGGCCGCCGAGGAAGTGGCCCAGAAGGGCCGCGTGACCAACAACACCGCCATCGACATTTTGAGCAACCCCACCGCCATCAACACGCTGACGCAGGAGGCGGGGCTGAACATCAGCGAGGACATGAGCAAGTCCCAGCAGCGCAAGGCCGTCAAGAGCGCCGTGGCGACCCTTGCAAGGGCGCAGAGCGACGTTTCCGTGAACATGAGGGAAACTGCCCCCGCCGCAACGGAAGCCAGGCAGACGGCCACGCAGGAGGCTATGCGCCCTGCCATGCAGGTGGAGCAGCAGCGTCCTGCGGCGCAGCAGGCGTATGACATCCGCCGCGTGCGGGACGCTGCGGCCAGCCTGGGCGAGAACGGGGCCAAGGCCCTCTCCGTCAGCTACGACGGCAGCGTGCGGGCCGACGACTACTACGCAGGCTTCGCTTCCTACTACGAGGCGGGCATCTCCGGCATCGACATGGACAAGGTGCAGAGCCGCTATGCCGCACAGCTCAACCAGGCGCAGCGCTTCGCGGCCTACTCCGCCGGTCAGAACGACGCGGCGGCCTCCCTGGCCCTGGAGCGTGAGGGCGTCAAGAGCGCCACGGTGTACGGCGACGAGGCGGGCTTCGTGCAGTCCGAACATTCCGCCAGCCTGCCCAAGGAGACCGTGCGCTTCTACGACAGCCTGGCCCGTGCCGCCGGGGTGAAAATCCAGATGGCAGAGGCCACCGGCAAGGGCGGCGCAAACGGATGGTACAGCAACGGCATCATCCACATCGCCAACGACGCCGAAAACCCCGGCACCGTGGTGGCAAAGCACGAGATCACCCACCGGATGCAGGAGATGGCCCCGGAGGCATACCGGAAGTACCGCGACTATGCCATGTCCGCGCTGACCGAGCAGGACGGCTCTACCGCCTCCATCGTGGAGCAGTACAAGAGCCGCTACGCCGAGGCAGGCGTGAACCTCTCCACGGAGCAGGCTATGGACGAGATCGCCGCCGACTTCACCGAGGCGCTGACGGTTGACCCGGCCAGGTTTGAGACCCTGGCAAAGGAAAACCGCAGCGTGGCCCGGAAGCTACTGGACGCCGTGCGGGACTTCATCCGCAAGGTCAAGTCTCTGTTCAAGGGCAACAAGACCGCGCAGAACCAGGCTGCCGCCAACGCCTACGGCGTGAGCATCGACACCCTGGAGGAAGCGGCCCGCCTCTGGGAGGAGGCACTGAAAGCGACCAGCGAGCAGACGGCAAACAAAAACGCCGCCCAGACGGACGGCGGCACAAAATTCTCTATCAAACGGACCTCTCAAATGACGCTGGCCCAGCAGCTCAAGATGTTTTACGACGGGAAGATGGCCTCCAGCGATGCGTTCTACTTCGGAGTGACCCCTGCGGTGCTGGAGAAGTCCGGCTTTGATGCGCTGCCCCTGGCTATGACCATCGGAGACTTCCGCAAATCCACCCAGAAGAAGCACAACATCCCCCGCCGCGTTCTGAAAAACCTTATGGGCAACCTGGCTTCCCCTCTGTTCTCCTTTGGGAGCGGAGACCGGGCCGGTATCGTTCTGAACGACATCGACGGCGACGGCTACACGCTGCTGGCAGCGCTGGAGCGCGGGACCGATATGGACCGCAAGCCTGTCAATGTCATCAACAGCCTGTACGGCCTGGAGCACCCGGCGGAATGGATTAAGAACCAGATCGACAGCGGGAACGAGTTTGTCCTGTACGATGAAAAAAGAGCAAATGCGTTTCTCCAGACCTACGGCTACATGGCCTCGGTGGGAGATGGCATTCGCTCTACGGGTGAGAGTGTAACCCAGAACGGGGCGGAAGTCAAGAGCAAATTTTCTCTCAAGACCCCGGTGGAGGAGACGGACAAGCTGCTGGCCCTGCACAACAAGGACGAGAACAGCATCCTGGCTGCCATCAAGCTGGGCGGCCTGCCCATGCCCTCCATCGCCATTGTAAAAGCCAGGGACGGGCACACCAAGTACGGCCCCATCTCCCTTGTGTTCAGCAAGGACACCATCGACCCGCAGCTATTCCGCGCCAACAAGGTGTACGGTGGCGATGCCTGGACGCCGACAGCTCCGCGAGTAGATTACCCCGTGAACAGCAAAAAGGCATCCCAGGTGGAGCACGAGCTGCACCGGCTGGCCGGGGATGTCTCCGTGGCCGGGGGCATCTTCGGGAACAGCGCCGCCCTGCGCTCTATGGGCATCGACGACACCAGCACCAGGAGCACGGCAGAGCTGGCGGAGAAGCTGGCCTCCACGGACACGGTGCGGGCGGCCTATCTGGCAGACCAGGGCAAGAGCCTGGAGCCGGTGAAGATGGACAAGGTGTGGGACAAGTTCGGTAACGACACCCTGCAAAAGGTGGTTGACCGCCTGGGCGTGAACACGCTGGCTGAAATCGAGGCCAACCTGGAGACCGGCGAGAGCGTGAAGGACGCCCTGGGCGAGAATGCCGAGGTCATCCGCGACATTCTCCGGGACTACTACCGGGAACAGGGCGAACCCATGCTCCGCAGAATGGCCGTCAAGAGGCATTGGACCGACGCGGAGATCAACGAAAGACGGCAGACCCGCATCGACAATTCCATGGACGGCGTTTCCATCTTCACCCTGGAGGACATCGTTCACCACGCATGGGATATGTACCAGGACGGCGGCGCGACCAAGGGCGAAATTGACCGGATGGCTACCTCTGACGCGCTGCGCAGCGCCGTGGATGACCACGCCGTTGAGGAGTGGATTGCCGGGAAGCTGGACGGCCTGCTGGGCGAGGCAGGCATCTACAATGGCAAGTACCCCTACACCCCCTCCGGCAATCTCCGCAGCTTCTCACAGCTCCACTATGCCTACACCCTGGAGAACATCGTCAAGGCGATGAAGGAGGGCCAGGAGGAGCGCGGCGGCAACACCTGGGGCGCAAGCGCCAAGACCCTGCAATCCGTGGCGACGCCGGAATACCGCAGCATCCAGGAGATCAAGGCGGACAGCGGGCGGCTGGGCATGGACGAGGGGGCCGAGTATGAAGCAAAGCTCCAGGCCATTGATGACCAGATCGGCAGCATCATCACGAAGATCAAGCAGGGAAACAAGGCTCATTCCGACAATTTCTTCGTCGAGAGCGACATCATCGGCAGCATCCTGATGGAAACGTCCAAGGGCAAGAGGACGGTGGACGCTATCATGCGGGCCTTCTCCAAGGAGGGGTACAAAATCAGCAGCCAGACGGCCCAGGACATCCAGGCCGTCTACCAGGCGGCGGCGGAAATGCCCACCGGCTACTTTGAGGCCAAGCCCCAGCGGGCCGTCGGCTTCGACGAAGTGCTGGCCGCCGTCATCCCCGATGACAGCAGCAAAAAGCTGCGGGACGGTCTGGAGCAGGCCGGTGTGCGGATGCTGGAATACAAGACCGGAGACGACGCGGACCGCCTTGCCAAGATCAACAGCGTGGAGGGCGCGCGCTTCTCCCTCAAGACCGTTCCCCCTGTGAAGCCGACAAGCGACGACTGGAAGCCGGGGGCAACCTTCGACGAGGTTAAGGCCGCCCATCCGACCCTGTTTGCCCTGGACGCCGACGAGGCGGACACCCGCAACCCGACGCAGATTTCCGGCACGGTCAAGAGCTACCGCAAAATTTACGACGCCCTCCAGGCGGAGAACTTCGACGGGACCATCCTGGATGCAAGCTCCGGCCTGGGCTACGGGACCAGAGCCGGGCGCGAGGAGTACGGCTTTGACGTGGACGACATCGAGCCGTTCCCGGATGCCAAGTACCAGCCGAACTACACCGATTACTCCACCCTGGACAAGACCTACGATGTCATCATCAGCAACGCGGTCCTTAACGTCATGCCCCAGGACCTCCGCGACGCTATGGTGGTGAAAATCGGTGAAATGCTGAACCCTGGCGGGCGGGCGTTTATCAACGTGCGCGGCACGGATGTGAAGAACGCCGGAAGCAAGGTCGCCATCAACGACGATCTGATGGAGTATTTCATCTCCAACACCGGCAGCTATCAAAAGGGCTTCACGTCCAAGGAGCTGGTCTCCTACCTCAAGGACGCCCTGGGCGACGGCTTTACCGTGGAACCGACCCGGAAATTCGGCGCTGTCAGCGCCATCGTGACCCGCGACGGAGACAGGCTGTCCCTCAAGGGAAGGGACATCCTCCAGGAGAACGCCGCCTTGCAGGAGGAAAACCGGCTGCTGCGGGAGCAGATGAAGGACTACATCGCCATCCAGCGCCGGAACGGAAAGCTCCAGGAGAGCCGGGACTACTGGCAGGGCCAGACCCGGCGGACCCAGCGCGTGACCACGGACAAAAAGGCCGTGGCCGCCGCCGCGAAACAGCTTATCCAGAACTACGGGGCCGACATCGCGGTGAAGGACATCCAGGGAGACCTCCAGAGCCTCTATGACTACATCGCCAGCGGCTACGACGGCAAGGACGAGCTGACCTACACCGAGGCTCGCCGCCGGGCGGAGGACATCGCGGAAACCCTGGTGAGCAACGCGGTGGCCGTGGACAGCGATATGTACGATGCGTACAGCGACCTGCGGGACTACCTGCGGACGACCAAGATCATCTACGGCAAGGAGTACCACGGGGACATCGCAGACTACGGCGATTTCCGCAAGCGGCAGTTCGGACGGCTGAACCTGGGCAGCGAGGGCCACACCAACATCGACCAGGTGTACCAGGAGCTTTCCTCCCGCTGGCCGGAGTTTTTCAGCGAGCAGGAGCAGACCCATCCGACGGACCAGCTCCTCCACATCGTGGAAGTGCTGGACGGCATCAGCGAGATCAACGAGTACAACCCCTTCTCCCGCTACATGGACCAGGCCGTGACCGGCGCGGCGAACGAGATCATGGAGACCTTCTTCGACCTGCCCCAGACGCGAAAGACCTTTGCGGACCGGCAGGCATTGAAGCTGGAGAACGCCAAGGCCAAGGGCCGGGAGCAGGTCCAGAAGGTGCGGGAGCAGTACGCCACCCGCCTGGCGGAGCTGCGGGAGCAGAACCGGCAGCGGGTACAGAACGCCATCGCCAAGGAGCGGGAGGCCCGCGAGCGGCAGATGGGCGCCCTGAAAGACCGCTATGCGGCCAAGGACGCGGCGGGCCGGGAGCGCCGGGCGGCCCGTGAGCTGCGGGCCAAAATCACCCGCCATGCAAGTGCCCTGTCCCAGAAGCTCCTCCGCCCCAGCGACCAGCACCACATCCCGGAGGCCATGCGCGGAAGCGTGGCCGCTATGCTGGAGAGCATCAACCAGGAGAGCCAGTACACCCTCGACGAGAACGGCAAGCGGGTGAAGGACGGCGGCGGCACCCCCACCAAGCGGACCGAGGCGTTCCGCGCCCTCAAGGAGCAGTACGCCAAGATCGTGGCCGAGGGCGGGGATATGGTCATCGACCCCTCCCTGCTGGGCAGCGACGCCGACGGCATCAAGGGCGGCTTCGATGCGGTCATCGCCATGAAGGACATCAAGCTGGCCGACATGAGCGTGGCGCAGCTTCAAACCGTGTGGCAGGTGGTCAAGGCCGTGGAGCACAGCGTGAACACGGCGGGGAAAGTCCTGTCCAAGGCCAAGTACGCCAGGACGGCGGACTGGGCGCAGGCTATCTCCATCGGGACCAGCAGCCGCCGGGCCAAGAACAGCCTGACCAGTAACCACGCCCTCATTGACCTGGAGACCCCGTACACCTTCTTCTCCCATTACGGAGAGGCGGGCAAGGCGGTCTACCGGATGCTGCGGGACGCGCAGGACCAGCAGCAGCTCATGGTGGACCATGTGGCCGAGGAGGTCCGCAAGATCGTGGACCCCAAGACGGTGAAGAAGCTGGAGGCGACCACGCATACCTTCACCACGGAGCGAGGCGAGGAACTGACCCTTTCCACGGCCCAGGTGATGGAGCTGTATGAGCTGGTGAAGCGCAAGCAGGCCCACGACCACCTGCTCAAGGGCGGCGTGGTCCAGCCAGAGATCAAAACCTCGCAAATCCGGCGCGGCACGGACAGCATTCGCCTGACGGAGGGCGACCTGGTGAACATCACCGGGACGCTGACACCGGAGCAGGTGAAGATCGCGGACGGCCTGCAAGGACTGACCCGTGGCGTGCTGGCCGACTACGGCAACAAGGCCAGCATGGAAGCCTATGGTTATAAGAAGTTCACCGAGAGCGACTACTGGCCCATCAAATCGGCCAAGGAGGGCCTGCACAGCAACATCGAAAAGGGCGGCAACAACACTCGCTCCATTAAGAACATCGGCATGGCAAAGACCACGATGCCCCACGCGAGCAACGCCCTGGACCTGGCGGGCATCTTCACTACCTTTGCCAACCACGCCTCCGACATGACGGACTATGCCTCCTGGCTCTGCACGATGGAGGACATCAACCGCCTGTTCAACTACCAGTTCCGGGACGAGGAGGGCAACCCAACCGGCAAGACCATCAAGGGCCTGCTGGACCGCGTGGGCGGCCCCGGCAGTCAAAAATACTGGCACAACCTGATGGAGGACATCCAGAACGGCATCAACGCCCCCGGCGACAGCCCCATGTGGGACATCGCCGGAAAGACCATCGGCGGCTTCAAGGGCGCAGCCGTGGGCGCGAACATCCGCGTGGTCATCCAGCAGCCCACGGCGTTCTTCCGGGCGGCGGCGGTACTGGACCCCCAGGACATGGCGCGGGGCCTTGCAAGAGGCGTTACGCGGGGCAGCGGATGGAAGAAAGCCCTGCAATACTCCCCCATCGCCATGCGGAAGGATGCGGGCGGCTTCGACATCTCCAGCCCCTACAAGATGACCGAGACGCTGTTCGACAACCGGACGAACGTGCGGAAGCTGAACGACGCCCTTTCCGCCCCTGCGGGCGCTGCGGACGCCGTGACCTGGGGTAAGCTGTGGAACGCCTGCGAGTGGGCCACGGCGCGGGAACACCAGGGCCTCACCAAGGGCAGCGAGGCGTTCTACCGGCAGACGGCAAAGCTGTTCGCGGAGGTCATCGACCAGACCCAGGTGGTAGACGGCGTGCTCCAGCGGTCCAACATCATGCGCTCCAGCAACGCGGTGGTGAAGCAGGCGACCAGCTTCATGGGCGAGCCTATCATGAGCCTCAACCTGCTGATGCGGGCCTATGACCAGGTGCGCTACGAGCAGAACAGCCAGAAGCGCGGCAAGGCCATCAAGACGATGGGCCGGGCGGCCACGGCCCTGGTGGTGACGAACGTGGTCAACGCTCTGGCCCAGAGCCTTATCGACGCCATGCGCGACGATGACGAAGATAAAAAATACTGGGAGCGCTTCCGGGCTGCGTTCACCGGCATCTCCGGTGACGAGGAGACCCCCTGGGAGAAAGCCTGGAACGCCATCACGGAGGGCAACGTCGGCAGCAACATGAACCCCCTGGGGCAAATCCCCTTTGTGAAGGACGCGCTGTCCATCATGCAAGGCTACGACGTGTCCCGCACGGAAATGGAGATCGTGTCCGACCTTATCCAGGCCGGACAGACGGCCATCCAGAGCGCCGACGGCCAGGGCAAGCGGACCAGGGCCTACGCCCTCAAGGGACTGCTGGCCGCCGGTGCAAAGATGTTCGGCATCCCGGCCTCCAACCTGGCGCGGGATATGTGGGGCCTGGCCCGGAGCGCGGCGGTGGAGACCGGCAACATCCCGCTCCAGTATGAGATGGAAAAGGCTATCTACAACATCTCCAACACCGGCAACAAGAACCGCTATTACGCCATTCTGTACCGGGCGCTGGAGCAGGGCGACATGGACACCTACCAGCACATCAGGGACGACCTGATGAACAGCATGGGCGTGGACGGCGCAAGCATCGACAGCGCCATGCGGAGCCGCTACAACAAGGCCGTTGAGAAGGACCCGGACTACACCCTGCCCCAGAGGGCGCGGGACCTTATCGGCAGCAGGGACAAATACGCCCCGGTCAAGGAGAAGGAGGAGACCTTCGGCGCGGACGACCTGGGGAGCAGCGCCTACCGGGCATACTCCGACCAGCGGGCCAGCGACTACCGCAGCATGGCCGACGACCTGACGAGCAGCCCTATTTTCCAGGGAATGGACGACGAGACCCGCGACAAGGTGCTCAAGGCGGCCTATGATCTGGCCGACAAGAGCGCCCTGGCGGACCATTCCGACGGGCAGTACGAGGTCAGCACCAAGTGGATGGCCCAGGCCGACGACGCAGAGGCCCAGGGCATCGAGCCCTGGGAGTACGTCCTGTTCCACACCGCCTACAACGAGATGGAAGGGACCAAGGACGCAGACGGTAAGACCGTGAAGGGCGAGGCCAAGAGCGACCATGTGCGGGAATGGCTGGAGGACTTCTCCGGCCTGACCGACGAGCAGCGGGCTTTCCTCTGGGGGACCGTCTACACCAGCGAATGGTAAAGAAAGACCGGACAGCGGATCGCTGCCCGGTTTCTCTTATTTGGAGTGCCAGGTTTTCCCGGTACTCTCTTGCGTGAGTGTGAGACTGCCGCCCGTCTGGGCGGAGTATGCCTCCGCAAAATCTTCAAATGTGCTGCCGGTATATCCGGCATCTGACAAATCACTCCAGAGCCTCCAGCAGGTGCTGCCATACGCCGTCGGCCCGTATTCGCGGTCTGCTTCCTCACGCTGCGCCTCTGCCTTTTCCCTCAAGAAGCTGCTGGCAGCCCCATTCTCCCGCTCACCCATGAATGTGAGCCATTCATCATAGGAGATGTCGATGCACCCGGCATCGGACAGTTTTTTCCATTCGGACCACGACGAAAATGAGGGAGCGGACGCGTTCCGCAAGCTGCTTATCTCCGCCTGGAGCTGCTTATTCTCCGCCGCCAGGTCATCCCGCGCTGCTGTGAGCACGGAGACACGGTAGCCAAGGATGCAGGTGCATACCACCAGCAAAGCAGCGGCTATGCAAAGCGGGACCACCGGAGACCGCTTTCCCGGCTTCGGTTGTTCGGTTTCAACTCCGGGCGGGGTCTGGCCCGCCTGGATGAACGGTGTGCCGCACAACTTCTCCCCCGGCTGGGGAGAAAGGCTTTCACAGTCACACGGCTTTCCCTCCGGGACGAGCTGCCCACACTTCGGGCAGGTGTACCATCGTTCCTTCGGTATGGCCGGACGCGTTTTCCTGCGCTGGATGGCCTTGCAAGCGGCGGTAGCGACAGCCAAGGCCGTGCCATACAGCAGGACCACAGGGAGGCCGCCGAGTTGTACACCGCTCATGCTTATGGCGGTTTGCACCATCGCTGCTACGGCGACGCACACGATATAGACCAAGGCTTTCATAGGTGGACCCTCTCTTTCAAATTTTTATCTGCTTCGGGGCGAAAAGGATGCGGGGCTTTGATATGCTCAATGGGAAAGGCAGGTGATACCAATGGAGTGGAACATCATTGTGGGACTGGTATGCACGGTGCTGGGTGCTGTCATCAGTTATGCCACCTTCTCCCGCAACAAGGGGAAAGACGACAGGAGCAACGGCCAACAGCTCGGCACCGTTTTGACAGAGCTGGGGTACATCAAGTCCAACACGGACGAGATCAAGACGGAACAGCGAGAGCAGCGCAAGACCAACACAGAGGTGGAGGGCCGTCTGGCTGCCGTGGAGGCCAGCGCCAAGTCCGCACACCACCGCATTGACCATCTGGAGGCGGTACGAGATGAAGAACATTAAGACGACCACGCGGCGGCTGTTCGTGACAACGCAGATCGCCGCGCTGGGGTGGGTCACGATGTCCTACCTCATCGCCCTGTACGCCACGGTGCACCTGGGCCAAGTGTTCCCGGTGGTGGACCTGTCCGAGCAGGCCATCGAGACCATCCTGGGCGTGAACGTCCTCAAGGTGGTGGAGAACATCTTCGAGCACAACGACGGGGTGGTGTTCGGCAAGAGCAACGCACCGGAGAAGAAAATCAAACGAGATTGCTAAAGGAGGAAATCGAAATGAAAACCTATATCGGCACGAAAATCATTGAGGCGGTCCCCGCTATTCGCAAGGGCTGCAAAGTCTATGAGAAGGACCAGCCCATCGCCATGGGCATGGTCCCCGATGAGGATGGCTATAAGGTCTGCTACCCGGACGGCTACGAGAGCTTTAGCCCCAAGGCCGTGTTTGAGGAAGCGTACCGCCCCATCGACAGTATGAACTTCGGGCTGGCTATCGAGGCCATGAAGAAGGGGAAGAAGTGCAGACGGGCGGGCTGGAACGGAAAGAACCAGCACATTGAGCTGGCCTCTGCCATCAGTTACACGTCCCCGGCTGGCACAATCGTCAATGCCGAGCACGCGGCCATTGGGAACAAGGCTATCGCATTCTGCGGCACTTCCGGCGTGCAAATGGGATGGCTTGCAAGCCAGGCGGATATGCTGGCCGACGACTGGGAAATCGTGGAGTAAAGGAAGGAGCACATCATGGATATTACGACCATCATTGAAGCGGCGGCTGCCCTTGTGGCTGCCGTCATCACCGCCGTGGTCATTCCCTATATCAAGAGCCGGACCACGGCCCAGCAGCAGGCGGAGATCAATGCCTGGGTGAAGATCGCTGTGACGGCGGCGGAGCAAATCTACCGTGGCAGCGGGCGCGGCGAGGAGAAGAAAGCCTACGTCCTCAACTGGCTGGCGGAGCACGGCATCACCCTGGACGAGGAACGCATCGACGCGCTCATTGAGGCCGCCGTCTACGAACTCAACCACGGCGTTCTGAAAGAAGGTGCGGGCAATGAGTAACAGTCCGCTGGTCAGCTACACCAAGCTGTCCCCCAACCATTCCGGCAAGCGCAAGCACGCCATCGACACCATCTCTATCCACTGTATGGCCGGGAACCTGTCCGTGGAGCGCTGCGGCGAACTGTTCCAGAACAAGGAACGCCAGGCCAGCAGCAACTACGGCATCGGCAGCGACGGGCGCATCGGTCTGTATGTGGACGAGGCCAACCGTTCGTGGTGCACCTCCTCCGCCAGCAACGACAACCGGGCCGTCACCATCGAGGTGGCGAACACCGTTGCCAAGGACCCGTGGCCGGTCTCCGACGCGGCCTACAAGTCCCTCATTGACCTGCTGGTGGACATCTGCCAACGCAACGGCATCCCCAAGCTGCTTTGGAAGGGAGATAAAAACCTCGTAGGTCAGGTAGACCGGCAGAACATGACCGTCCACCGCTGGTTTGCGGCGAAAGCCTGCCCTGGTGACTGGCTTTACAGCCGCCACGGCCAGATCGCCGCAGAAGTCAACAAAAGACTGGAGGCCGCAAAGGCCGGAAAGGATGAAGAAGCTATGGACACCAAACAGCTCACGAGCTGCGCCGACACCGGGGACAACCCCTCCGCCTGGGCCAAGGAGGCCACCGACTACTGCAAGCGCAAGGGCATCTTCGCCGGAGACGGTGCTGGCAACTACGGATGGCAGAAGCCCATCACCCGCGAGGCCACGGCCCAGATCATCTACAATCTGCTGGAGGCCGCCGGTATGCTGGAGAAGCTGCCGGACGTGAAGTGAGATATTCCCACTTTTTGTACCAAAACGATAAAGGTTGTAAATCTTTATTACAAAGATAGTCCTTTTCCGTGGTACTGTCAAGGTGCCGAGGAGGGGCTGCGTGTGAAGATTTACGATTTTGAGGGACAAAAGAATATCTCCGGGGACCGCATCCACCAGGTGCGGGCGACCAAACGCATCTCCCAGGCGGACCTCGCTGCGAGGATGCAGGTCAAGGGCGTGTTCATCGAGCGGGAGGCCATCAGCAAGATAGAGACCGGGGACCGCTTCGTGACGGACTACGAGCTGATGATCTTTGCCGAGGTCCTGGGCGTGACGATGGACTGGCTGACCGGAAAAGAATAAAAATTTTTGAAATCCCCCTACGGATAGTAGGGGGATTTTTGCATCTTCCGGGGCTATTGACATGGCCGAAAAAAGTGTGCTAAAGATATACAAATGCTATGCAAAAGTATTGCAAATGGAGGTTTTCCTATGCCGAGATATAAGGGCGCACACTTGACCTGGAACGACAGATTGACCATTGAAAAAATGCTCCGCGAGGGGTACAGCAAGCCGCAGATCGCCCGCTATCTGGGCGTGCATCACAGCACGGTCTACGACGAGTGCCGGAGGGGTGCGGTGGAGCTGAAACGCAGCGACCTGACCACCTATATCTCCTACTCCGCCGATGTCGCCAAGGACTACCACCTGGACCGCAAGAAGAACATGGAAAAGCCTCTGAAAATAGGCAAAGACCACCGGCTGGCCCGGTGGCTGGTCAAAACCATCTCCGAGGGGTATTCCCCGTCTGCTGCCTGTTCCATGCTGGGCAAAACGCCGGAGACCACCTTCTCCTGCACATTATGCCGTCAGACTGTGTATAAGTACATCGAGAACGGGGACTTGTGGCCCCTGACCAACAAGGAGCTGCGCTACAAGAGCGACCAGAAGCGGGCCTACAACCGCGTGAAAGCGGCGAAAGCCCCCAGAGGGGACAGCATCGAGCATCGCCCGGAGCACATCAATAACCGGGAGGAACCGGGCCATTGGGAGATGGACAGCGTGGTGGGCAAGAAGGGCACCAAGGCCGCCCTGTGCGTCCTCACCGGACGCGTGACGCGGGACGAGATCATCCGCAAGATGCATGACGACACCGCCGCCAGCGTCGTGGGCGTTCTGGACCGGCTGGAGCGGCGCATGGGGACCGCTATGTTCCGCCAGGTATTCAAGAGCATCACCGTGGACAACGGGAGCGAATTTGCAGATTGCAAGGGCATGGAGCGCTCCTGTCTGCTGCCCGGAGAGAAGCGCACCCACGTCTACTACTGCCACCCAAGGTCCCCCGGAGAGCGCGGCAGCAACGAGAAGCAGAACCAGCTTATCCGGTGGTTTTTCCCCAAGGGCACGGACTTCCGCAAGGTGACACAAAAAGAGGTGCGCCGGGTCCAAGACTGGATAAATAATTACCCACGGTTAATCCTGGACTGGCACACCTCTGCGGAACTTTTCAACGTGTTTCTTGCAAGCCTATAAAGCCTATAAAAAATTTTTCAAAGAAATTCGGGTTTTACTATTGACATTTGGCAACGCAAATGCTATCGTAAAACCCGAAGGATGAAACAGTCCTTCGGGCTTTATTTTTCCCAGGAAAGGGGGTGCGCGTGATGGCCTGCAAGTACCTGGATTTCCAGGACCGAAAGAAAATCGCAAAGATGTACCAGGAGGAAGCCCGCGTGCTGGACATCGCCTACAAAATCGGATGCCACCCCGCAACGATCTATGAGGAGCTGCGACGAGGCGACACGGGCAAGCTGGACAAGAACCAGCGCCCGGAGTATGACCCCCGCCTGGCTCAAAGGACGTTTCAAGAGGCAATCCGCCGCCGGGGCAACCGGCGGACCACCACGACCGCCGAGAGCGGCCAGTAAACCAAAGAGGAGGACAAGGACATGAAAATGAAGGACCTGGCCCTGGCACAGGTACGCCGGGGCGAACGCTTCACCCTCGACGGCGTGGAGTTTGTGAAGCTGGAGGACGACCTGGACGCCGCCTTTGTGGTGACCGCTGACACGCTGCCGGAGTGCTGCCAGTTCGAGGATGACGACGCCGAGCGGCAGGACCACAACAACTACGCGGGCAGCCTGCTTTCCAAGACCGTGGAGCGCTGGCTGCGGGACAAGCACCCGGCCATCTTCTCCGCCGTGGTGGAGCGGCCCATCGACCTGACCACCATGGACGGCATGACGGACTACGGCAAGCCCCTGGCCGTCGTGCGGGCGCTGACCATTGACGAGTACCGGAAGCACCGCAGCATCCTGCCGCTGACCTCCAAGCCCTATTGGCTGGCAACGGGCTGGACAACCAACAGCTCCCCGCACTCGAATGACAACTACGCGTACCTCATCTGCACCGGCGGCACCGTGAACAACGGCTACGTGTACCTCGCCCTCTTCGCGCCGCGTCCCGCTTTGTATCTGAAATCCTCTATCCTTGTATCGGTTGAGACCGAGGACGAGGGCAAGGCGCTGGCCGATTACAGCGACACGGACCTTATCGACGAGCTGTACCGCCGCAGGAGAAGCACCTATGACCCGGACTGAACGGCGGAGGCGGCAGCAGCGCCGCCGCATGGCCGCGATGCAGAGAGCCGCCTGCCTGGCGCTGGCCCTTCTGGCCGTGGCTGCGGCGTTCGCCTGGAGCGGGCGTACACAAGAGCCGGAGGAACCAGAGACCACCGCGCCGGTGACGGAAACGGCGCTTCCTGCGGAGACACCCATGCCGGAACCCATCACGCTGGAGTTTGAGGACCGGGAGGCCATCGACCCGATGGAGGCGTCCAAGGTAGCCCTGGCAAAGATGGTGTGGGGCGAGGCGCGGGGCTGCTCCACCACGGAACAGGCGGCCACGATCTGGTGCGTGCTGAACCGCTACGACAGCGGGGACCGCTTCTGGGCCGACACGGTGGAGGGCATCACGACCCAGCCCTGCCAGTTCTACGGCTACGATCCCAGCAACCCGGTGGACTCGGACATCCTGGCCCTGGTGGAGGATGTGCTGGCCCGCTGGATGGCCGAGAAGGAGTGCGTAGGCAGCGTGGGCCGGGTGCTGCCGAGGGAGTACCTGTACTTCACCGGAGACGGCGTACACAACTACTTCACCACGGAATGGCAAGGCGGGCAGACCTGGGACTGGTCCCTGGAAAGCCCGTATGAGGGATAGCTGATATGGAGTTGACCCACCTTTCCCTGTTTTCCGGCATCGGTGGCCTGGACCTGGCCGCTGAATGGGCAGGCTTCCGCACCGTGGGACAATGCGAGTGGGCCGACTACCCCACCAGGGTCCTGGAGAAACATTGGCCGGATGTTCCGCGCTGGCGGGACATTCGGACATTGACAAAGGAGAGTTTCTGTGAACGGACCGGACTACGAACAGTTGACATTATTTCCGGCGGCTTCCCGTGCCAACCCTTCTCCAAAGCCGGACAGCGCCGAGGCAAGGGCGATGACCGTTACCTCTGGCCGGAGATGCTTAGAGTTATCGACGAGCTGCGGCCCACTTGGGTCATTGGAGAGAATGTTGCTAACATCCTCAATCTGGCGCTCGACGATGTGCTTTCTGACCTGGAAAGTAAAGGCTACACCGCACGGGCGTTTATGGTTCCAGCTCGCGGCGTCGGCGCTCCGCACCAAAGATACCGGTTTGCAATCGTGGCCCACGCCGACGGCGATGGACGCGGCGGGGCTGGCCCGGCACCTACGGAAGGACGCGACATCCACCAGGTCGTTGCTCCTATGCCAGAAGGTGGCCTACCTTGCGGGGGGGGTACTGGAAATCTGAACCCGGAATGGACCGAATGGTTGATGGGCTTCCCAACTGGATGGACAGAGTTAGATGCCTCGGAAACGCGGTGTGCCCGCCCCAGTTCTTCCCCTTCTTCCAACAAATCAGACTGATAGAGGAGGCAGAGCATGAACCGACTACAAGAGCGGCGGATGGCGCTGGGTCTGACCCAGCCGCAGGTGTCCGCCAGACTGAAAGAAACGGAACCCAGGGCTGACGTGGGCATGGTGAGCCGGTATGAGAAGGGCGTATGCCTGCCGACGCCGGACCAGCTCAAGACCCTGGAGGATGTCCTGGGAGCGTCCAGGACGGAACTCTACGACGCGGAGGACCTGGACCTGCTGGGGGCGCTGCCGACAGCAGAGAGCCGCAGCGAGGCCAGCGAGACAGAGACCGCACCGCCCACCGCGCCCGCCGGGCGCTTCCGCAAGTGTTACCGCATCAGCCGCGAGTTCGCGGCAAGCCTGCCGGACGACCTGCTCCAGGTGTGCGGGTATTCGTCCTGGCAAAGCTGGCATGACGCAGCCCTCAAGCGGCTGCTGGCAGAATACGCGGCAAGAAGCCGCAGTAAGAAAAAGGAGGACAAAACAGCATGAGCAAGGAAATGGAAATGACCCAGGAACGAGAGGCCAAAATCCTGGAGGGAGCAATCAAGACCTGGGGCGAGGAGGCGCAGAGTGTTGTCGCCATTGAGGAATTAAGCGAGCTGACCAAGGCCCTGACCAAGTGGCTGCGCCACTACCTCACCGGCCAGGGCGACTACGAGCAGATCGTGGCCGACATCCGGGAGGAGATGGCTGACGTGGGCATTATGCTCAACCAGCTTTGCCTTATTTTCGGGGACCCCACGGAGGAAGAAATTCTGAAACTGCTCCGGTTGGAGCAGCGCATTGAGGCGGAGGCCGACCAGCCGTGACACCGCAGGTCATCATCTGCAAGGACCGGGCGGAATGGCTGGAGGCCCGCAAGGATGGGCTGGGGGCGTCTGACGCCGCCGCCCTCCTGGGCCTCTCCCCCTGGAAAACCAACGTACAGCTCTGGGAGGAGAAATGCGGGCTGGTCATCCCGGAGGACATCGGGGACAAGCCCTATGTGCGCTACGGCAACGACGCGGAGCCGCTGCTGCGCTCTTTCTTCGCCCTGGACCACCCGGAATACCGGGTGAGCTTCACCCCCTACAAGATCATCAAACACCAGGACCTGCCCTTCATCACCTGCACCCCGGACGGGGAGCTGGAGGAAACCGCCACCGGGCGGCTGGGCGGCCTGGAGATCAAAACCACGGAAATCCTCTCCTCCACCGGCTGGACCCATTGGAAGGGGCGCATCCCCACGGAGTATTACGCCCAGGTGTGCCAGCAGATGCTTGCCGCCGGGTGGCAATTTGTGGAACTGCTGGCCCAGATCAAATATACCACGGCGGAGGGCGAGGACCGGAAAGAGACGCGGCACTACAAAATCGAACGGGCGGATGCCGAGGACGACATCGCCATCATCCGGCGGGAGGCGGTCTCCTTCTGGCGCTGCGTGGAGCAGCGGCAGAAACCAAACCTCAAGCTCCCGCCTATCTGAACAGGAGGACAACATGAGCATGGAATTTGTGATGGGCAACAGCCTGGAGACTTTGCCCAAGACGATAGACTTCAACTTTGAGGAGCTGAAAGGCCAGCTTGCGGAGAGCCTGGCGCTGTACACCGGTCTGGTGCTGTCTCTTATACACATCTCCGAGCCCACGAGACGCGTAGTAATCTCGT